CGTCGATCCACTCACGCATCGCCCGCGCCTTGTCGGGGTCGGTGCGCCACATGCGCTGGATGTCGTCGGGGCTGATGTGCACGCGGACGGCCACGGCGGGCCTCCCTTCGGGGTTGTTCGGGACCCCGATCGCCCCGAGCACGGGCGCCCGCCCGGGGATGCAATCGGCGCTACGGCGCCAGGTCGATCGCCGGCGGCGTGGCGTCGACCTCGGGCAGCGTGACCCCCAACCACTCGGCGGCCAAACTCTCGGCGCCCGTCGCATCGGCGATGTCCTTGGCGGTCGCACCGTCCTCGGCGTGGATCCTCGCCACCTCCTCGGCGGCGTCCACGATCGGGAACCCCGCCGCGATCAGCAGTTGCACCGCCGTGAGCGTCGAGATGGCGCCGGCGCCGAGCGCCGCGGTCACCACGTCGACCGCACCGGCCTTGTCGCCGGGGAGCGCCGTGCCGAACACGAGGCGGGGCTCGCCGATCGGCCCCCGCTCGACGGCGCCGGCGATCATGGCGAGCTTCACGGCGAAGCGGCAGAGCAGGCGGTACTTGGGCTCGCGGGGCAGGCGCATGGTGGCGATCAGTTGCGCGTACGGGGCCAACTTGAGCGCCAGGTGCACGCCCGACTCGGCCTCGGCGTTGGCACGCCCGACGACCTCGCCGGGGACGCCCGCGGACTGCCACAGGCGATCGGCGAGGCGGTCGCCGTGCACCATGAGCGTGGTCAACCCGGCGGACAGGTCGAGCACGTCCATGCGGCCGTTGGCACCGACGCCGATCATGCGCCCAGGCATCACCTGGGAGTCGGCCGGCACGCTGGCACCGCTCACCACGACGGTCGGGTCGCCGAGGTAGGAGGCGGCCGACATCACGTCGACGTCGGAGAACGCCAGGTCGTCGAGCACCTGGGCGACGTTGTCGATCGCCGAGGTCCCGAAGTGGGTCTTGCCCGCCGGGGTGTTCGGGACGTGGATCACAGGGATGAAATCGCAGCGCAGGTCCGTGGTCGGCGTGTTCCACCACATGGCCTCGCCGAAGTCCAGGGCGTCGGGGTCGCCCTTCTCGACGCGGGCCTTGTCCCACACGCCGTCGGAGAACAGGCACGTCACGTCGGTGGGGGCGTCGCCCTCGCCGTGCCACGGCATCACGCGGGTGATGGCCCCGTCGGTCATGGTCTCGTCGTCGGTGAGGGCGGGCCCGCCGTCGACCCACTCGGGGCCGACCTCGCCGTCGACGACGCGGTCGGCGCCGACGGGCACGAGGCGCCACGTCATGCGCCGGATGAGGGTGCGGGCGGTGCCGTCGATGGTGTCGACGTACTCCCACACGGCGTGGACCTCGGTGGGGAACTCGCCGCGGGCGTCGTCGTCGAGCACCGGGAAGTAGCTGTCGGGCTCGAACACGGACACGGCAGGCCAGTCGCCCGCCTGGGGCCACAGGACGATGACGGCGTCGGCGAGGCCCACGGCGTCTGTCTCGGCTTCGTGCAGGTGCGCAGCGAGGTGCACGCGGTCGGCCCACTCACGTAGCGCCGTCTGGAGCTCGCGGGCCCGGGGCTGGGCTTCGAGCGCCTGCTCCCACTCGTCGATGACGGCGACGGCGTCACGTTCCCACGCGGCGAGGCGCCCGGCGTAGATGCGCAGGGCGATGGCGTCGTCGGTGCCGGGGTCCTCGGGTCGTTCGGGCAGGGTGGGCCCGGCGAGCAGGTCGTCGTCCGCGCCGTCGACGGTGAGCGCCCAGCCTTCGCCGAGCACCGACGCGACGAGGCGGCGCACCAGGGTGGCGGCGTCGCCGTACTCCCGGTAGGTGTCGGCGTCCTCGGCGGAGGGGAGCAGGAGGCGGGCGACGTTGCCGAGGTAGGCGGCACGCACGAGGTAGGCGGCGAGGCGCCGGCGGTCGCCAGGTCGCACCCACGACGGCGTGTAGGTCGACGCCTGCGAGGCGTCGCCGTAGACGCCGATGATCTCCTTGTGCGCCAACGGCGCGTACTGGTCGACGATGATCGGCGGCGAGGCAGTCACCACGCAAGGGTCCGGGGTGGCGGCCCGTGGTGGGGGATGCAGGGGCTAGCGACCCCGCCTCGTCGCCGCCGTGCGGCCACCATGAGGCACGGCCGTCGCCTCCGTCGACTCGGCCTCGGGCTCGTAGTAGGCGAGGAGCAGGGCGTCGGCGTTGTCGGTCGAGCGGCCCAGGCGCTTGCGAATGTCGTCCTTCGACTCGACCTGCACGCGCCCGTTCACCTCCCGGTACCGCGGCGCCGACAACTCGGCGAGCGTCTGATCGTCCACACCGTCGCCACCCTCGGGCCCGGCCAGGTTCCAGGCACGGTCCTGGCTCAACTCGCGGCCGACCTTCCACCAGATCCACGACCGCAGGTTCACGAACCGCGCCGAGTCCTCGCCCGGTGCGGCCTCGCTCACCACCACGGGCACGAAGTCGACGTCGGGGAACGTGCGCCGCAGGCCCGCCCCCATGCCCCAGCCGACGCCGATCGCGTCGTACTTGACCCGCGTCGCACCCGAGAGGCGCACGGCGTCCTCGACGAGCCCCAGCACGACCTCGGGGTCGGCGGACTGCACCGACCAGCGCCGGCCCACATGCGGACCACGACGCTCGTAGACGACCGTCTCGTCGCCCTGGTCGGAGCCGGCCACGTCCACGCCCAACACGACGGGCACCTGGAGCGCGCCGAGCTTGGCCCGGGTCTCGGCGGTGGTGCACGCCTTGAGCCACGACCACGGGACCACCCCGGTGCTCGCGTCCTTCGGGAACTGGCCGAGCGCCTTGGACACCCACAACGGGGAGCCCTCGCCGACGCGGCGGCGGTGGTTCTCGAGCCACTCGGCCGACGGCAGGCGGTGGCGCAGGTCGTCGGGCACGTCCTCGCCGGTGAAGTTCGGCGTGTCGTAGATGCTGATCGTGATGACCCACCAGCCCTGTGACGACATGCCCGACGTGCCATCCTCGGGGGCGCCCTCGCACATGGCGGCGAACTCGCTGGTTGGGTCGTCGGGGTTGCCGATGGCGAGCATGCGGGCGTCCGCGTTGGTGCCGAGCGTGCTGGCGCCGGTCCACAGGGTGCGCGGGATGCCGCATGCCTCGTCCATGACGACGAGCAGGTAGCGCTCGTGGATGCCCTGGAACCCGTGGTCGTCGTGGTCGGCGGGCTTGCGACCGATGGCGACCAGTTGCTCGTCCACCTTCCACTGCGCGTCGAGCGTGACGCGCCCGGGGAGGTTGCCCTTGCGGTGCGTCTTCGTGATCTCCCGCCACAGGATCGCCTTGACCTGTTGGTCGGTCGGCGCGCTGGTCACGGCGAACGCCTCTCCAGGCGGGTGGGTGTCGGTCCAGTGCGCCACGATCTGCGCCGCGATCCACGACTTGCCGGGCCCGTGGCACGCCTTCACCGCCACCCGCGGGTACTGGTCGATGGCCTCGGCGATCTCGCGTTGCTTGGACCACAGGTGCCCGCCGATGCGGTCGCGCACCCACCCGGGCAGGTCGTGGCGGTAGCGGGCGTTCGGCGGGTCCAACAGGTCGGCGAGGCGGGCGGCGAAGCTCACGGGGCCACCTCGTCGGAGTCCACGTCGATGACGCCGTCGTCGAGGGCCCGCAGTTCGGCGGCCACGATCGGCATCACGGTGTTGAGGTCGACGCCGGCCTTGGTGAGCGCGGCGACGAGCACCTGCTGCAAGAGGGCGGCCTGGCTCTCCTCGATGTCGGCACGGCGGCCCATGAACCCGAGCTTCACCATCTCGGCCAGCACGGTGCGGGACCGTTCCTGGGCGCGCTCGTTGAGCTTGACGAGGGGGTGCACGTCGAGGCCCTGGCCGGCGGGGATGACGATCCCGGCGTAGGGGTCGCCTTCGCCGTCGTCGCCGGTGCCGAGCGTGAACGTGACCGCGGCCTCTAGCTCGGCCTTGAGCGTGTCGGTCGCCTGCTCCCACGCGAGCATGCGCCCGGCGAGGCGCTCTAGCTCGCCTTGTGGGTCGGTGACGGGGACGGGTGAGCCCAACAGGTCGGCGACACGGCGGGCGGCCTCGCGTTCGGCGACGACGACCTCGGCCTTGGCCTGGGCGCGCGGGGCGCTGCCACCATGCTTGCGGCACACGTCGAGCCCGTCGACGGCCTTCTCTTTACACTGGCGCCACCCGATGGTGACCCGCTGCGCGTTGTTGACCTTGGCGTGCGCCTGACATCGGGGCGTGCCGGAGAACCGTTCGGCCTCGTGCACGGCGTGGCACTTGGGGCACACCTCGCCGGGCTTGAGCTTGATGCGGTGCCGGTTGCCCTTGTCGTCGGGGTCACGCTCGCGGGTCACGATGCCACCTCACCCCGGTCCCGGTCGGACCATGCGACCAAGCAGCGTCCGGCACGGATCTCAGCCTCGGTTGGCTCGGGCCACACACGCCCCATCGGGGGGTCCGATGTCCACGAGCCGTCGTCGTGGAACGTGAACGTCACCGAGCCCGTGTGCTCCGGGGGCGACAGGAACCACGACTCACTGCCGGGCACCTCGCCGTAGCGGATGATGCGCCGGGTCAGTGCGTCGTTGGTCGTGGCCGCCTCACGGCGAACGAGGTCGTCCACCGTGAGCGCCGGTATCCCGTGTCGTGCCCGCTCGGCGGCGATGCGCTCGCCCAGGTCGTCGAGCAGTGCGGCCATGGCGTCGGGGCCGTCGTGGCACGCCTTGATGGCGGCGCAGCGCGCCGCGGTGGTCGCGTCCATGCGGTCGAGGAACCGATCGCCGAGCCGCTGGTAGTAGGCGGTGCGGCGGGCGCGGCGCCACCTCATGCCCCGTACCCCCTGAGCACACCGTCGACGGCGGCGTCGATCTCGCCCTTGGCCTCCGGGTGGGCGGCGAGGAGCGCACCGACCCGCACGGCCAGGCGCGGGGCAGGCTTCCATCTCGTCGGCGGCACGACGGGCGCACCGTCGAGGCCGGGGGAGAGATCGCGGGCCTCCTGGTCGACGACGGCGGCCAGTTGCTTCGCCGACAGGCCCTCGGCCTCGGCCACGGCCAGGAGGCGGTCCTGGTTGCGCTCGGTGAGCCCCATGACGGCGGCGTGATGCGACCACGTCAAGGACGCCCGGCGGCGCTCAGGCGGGAACTCGGCGGCCAACGTGCCCGCCCTGGCCGCGGACGCCTGGTGCAGGTTCGACCAGACGTGTTCGGGGAGTTGGTCGCCGTCTCGTGCCCGGCGCAGCATCTCGACGACGAGGTCGCCGAGGACCCACGTCGATGCACCCCACCACCGGATCATGTGGTCCACGGCGGCGACGAGGTCGGCGACGGGGAGGGTGGTGAGGTCGCCGGCGATGCCGATGGCGGTGGCGTGCGCCGGGCCGACGGACATGGTCAGTTGGTCGCTCACGACGTGGCCTCCCGGGTGATGGTGACGGTGAGTTCGTCGCCGATGCGGTGGACGCCGATCGGCACAGAGTACCGGAACCGAGCGAACGGATTGTCCTCGTCGTACGGGTTCACCACGTCGGCGACTACCAGTTCGTGGGAGCCGTCGGCGGTGAGCTTCCGCACTAGGGCGGTGGTGGTGTAGGTGAACATGGTCTCCCCCTCGGGGTTGATGGTGGTGGTCATGCGGCGGTCTTCGTTCGGATCTTGGCGAGCGCCCCGTCGGGCATCACGGCGGTGAGCGAGCACGGCTGGCACCGGCATCCTCGGGCGTAGGTGACTCGGCGGCCGTGGGTCACGTTGTCGCCGTTCGTGTCCACCGCCCGCCCCTCGTCGAGCGCATCGAAGTGGGCGGCCGCTGCCATGCCCCACACGACGCCACCCACCAGCCAGGCCCGGCGCAGCGGGCGGCGGTCCTTCTCGCCGGCACCGCCCCACACGCCGTAGTGTTCGCCGGCGGCCACCGCGGCGGTGAGGCACGCCACCCGGGTGGGGCACGTGCGGCACACGGCCTTCGCGGCCTTGCCGTTGTCACCCTCGTCGGGGTGGAAGATGGCGGGGTCGAGGCCGCGGCAGGCGGCGCGGCGGTGGTCGTCGGGCTCGAGGGCGGGGCGGACGGCGTAGGTCATGCTGCGGGCTCCTGGGTGGTGGTGGGCGTGTCGTTGGCGTCGAGCCACGCGGGGCGCCAGCCCTCGCGGGCGTGGATCTCGTCGATCGGGCGGAGGGCGGCGTCGACCCACTCGGCGCCCCATATCTGCACGGGGTGGTACCCGAGGCGGGTGGCCCAGCGGTCGGCCTGCACGTCGCTGAGCCCGCCGGCGGCGATGACTTTCTTGGTGGAGCGTTCGCCGCACCAGGCGTGGACGGTATCTCTCCCGGCGATGGCGAGGAGTGGTTCTATCGCCCATTGTGATGTTCTCGCGGTTGCCTGGCACTTCGGCACGTGGTGGCAGGCGCAGAGGGGGCAGCGCTTGCCGCTCACGAGTCGGCCTCGATGTCGAACAGGGAGCCTTCGTCGTCGTCGGGGTCGTCG